CTGTTTCTATGAACTGATAGTATATACGCATACTGAACGGTTCACCTAAGTCCGGTATGAATATAGGTTGATTAACGTCGCTATCTTTGTAAGCTACCATAGCTACAGGTTCAAATAGACTTCCTGTTCTGTCCTCGAACTCATAAGGGTTGCTAGATAACATATTGAATCCACTAGTCATCCCTTCTGAAGCACTGATTGCTCTAGCTTGCAGACGGGTAGCAGCGATTCTATACTCATCATCAGCATCCTCGCCTAGGTCTACGTCTCCACGCATTAAGCGTAGGCGACTAATGTAGGCAGGTCCGAACTGAGTGAACATGTTTCTATCTTCGTTAGCTGGAGTATGTAAGTATTCGATTGGGGCTCCTGAGAAAACTATAATCTCATTACCTACAACAGCGTGTACAGGATAGGACACGTCGTTAGATAATTGTTTATCAAACGCCCATGCGTTCTTGACTGTACGAGCTGTGACATATCCGAAGTGATCTTCTTCATTATCCCAACTGTTTACAGCCACAGCATCAAAGGATGCTAGGGTTCTCGACGGATCGTGTAACATACACCAAGCGTCGTTGTGTTCTATAACTTCGATGTCTCCAGCTTCCAGCACATCTCCGGTCTCATCGTCGTACACATTGTGGTCAATTGTCTCCGTGAACTTAGCAGAGTAGAAAGATTCTATTCTTCCTTCTGCTTGGCTCAGGGGAACTAAGTCAGCCAGCTTTTTGTATACGCCGAATGATAGAACTATATCTTTAAGGTGTTCAGCGACACCTTCGTTACGAGGTAGTTCGGGATCGTCATTGTGTACAGAATACACAGAGTCAGCGATGTGTGCTCGACCCGGATAGTCGGTGTTTAATTTTTGTGTCTGGATCTTTGAGCGTCCAGCTTTAGGTCTTAAACAAGAACCTGTATCGTCAACGTCGTAGTTTACTAGGTGCTTTGCGTAGCCTTCAGGCATCACCTGATTGGTTACATACATCCCATTTGCAAAGCTTTGCATTTGAGTTGCGTTTCTAGTCTGACGCCTAGAAGGTTTAAATCTCCCTTGTGTTGCCACCAGGCATCTCCACCCCTCTAGGCCTACGGTCTGCAGGTCCTGCTTCTTTTATAAACGTGAAGTCTATAAAGCCTCCGTGCTCGTTTCTGAAGAATCGAGGTACTAACTCGTGGAAGTCACGAGTCATAACGAACAGTGCTTGCGAATATTTGAATTGGTATTGGTTAGCAATCTGTTCTCCTTCTTCGTCTCTCTCGTAGAATTTGACAGCCGTACCTAAGGCAACGACACTACGTAAGTATCTGTTTGGGAATGCGTCATAGACCTCTGCATTACGTAGATACTTATCTGGAAGACCGTGTTCTACAACTAAATCATTCCATTCTTCGCAGAATTCTGCCCATTCACTGAACGTTGGGTACTTGCTTTGTAACATGTCGTTGATGTCATCAACAACTGCGTCCATGTAATACTTACAGTCAGGCCATCTAAGATAGTCTGATGCTATATAACCACGGTTCACTGTGTCAACAAGCGTCGCTATTTTCATTACTTTACCTCCTATCTAAAGTAAAAAAGGCTAGGGGATTCCCTAACCTTTTATAAGTGTAATTCACCAGGCGTGTGTTCAAGATTCTTTTGAACATCAGCTTGTCTCTTTTGACGTGCACGCATATTATCTATACGTTTAATCTTCGCCAAAATATGACCAGCATGAGTCTTATTAATCTTATAGGTATTACCATCAGCAGGGACATCAACTACGATTCCATTAACTGATTGTCTAATTACTTTACCTAAGTACGGAGCGTAGAATGGTGAAACAGTTACGTTTACCTTTTCTTCTTCTCTATACTTTTTAACCAACTCTTGACGTTTACTAACAGCAACGTTGTACTTACGTTCCTGAGCAACAGTCGGGTTAAGCTCAGCAGATGCTGGGCTTGGTTTTTTGTTATTTAATACCTCGTCAACAGAAGCTAGTAGTTCTGTTTTAAGTGCCATTATAATAACCTCCTATCGTATGTATACTTACTAAATTAAATTAGCTTGAGTAGGAACGCTGTAATAAATTACAACTGCTTCAGTTCTAGTAGAACCAAAGCCCACGCTATTAATTTTAAATCCGATAGATTGTCTTTGATCAATTGGGTCTAGTACTCCAGCTGAACCTAAAGGTTTAACGTAAGTCTTAACGTTTCCTTGTCCAGCAATTTCAGTACGAGTTAAGCAGTCTGCACCCAGAACGAAAGTTCTAGAAACTTTTAATTCTTGGAAGCCTTCAGGGATGTCCCACGTCATTAAGCCTGGAACGTAGCTTGCTCTTTCGCCAGTTCTTTCATCACGTACGTAGTTATCTGTAGCAGCTATCTTAGAAGTTGCAGCATCTAACACATCATAAGTGATAGCACCAGTATTTTCATTAACTGAATATACTAATAGGTGTTCTCCAGTCTCATCAATGAACTCTCCACTATCGTTTATAAACATAGTTTCGTAGAACTCTAAGTTAAACATTGGAGGAATCGGTCCCATATCATCGTAGAAACCTTTAGTAGTGTTATTATATTTCATATAATTCTCTACTAATGGATCGTTGATCATATCGAAATAGAAGTCAGGGTTACTAATAACCATGAAACGTGAACCGTTACGAGGCTTAACTAATTGTTTTAGTAAGCTTAATGTAATGACACGTAGGTCTTCTATAGTTCCTACGTCGCCGATTTCTAGTTCAGAGAAGTCTGCTTTACCGTTCGCATACGCAGATTGAGCAACTGTTTCTAATGTTTCTCTTGCCAGTAAGTCAAGAGTTTCCATAGCAACAATTGAATACTCTTTAACGTAGTGAGCGATTACAGGGTCTATGAACTCGAAGTCAACACGATCAGTGAACTCCATATAACGTCCGTAAGCAGCAGTCTCAATTTCATAAGACTCCATTGAACCTTTGTCACTGAATGGTGGTACACCTTCAGCTAAAGGAACAGTGTGTGCTTGTAACGGAGCCCATCTACGAAGTTGTAATTTCTCCGCACCGTTTTGAATTGGGCTTGGTTTTGCTAGACGATAGAACGTAAATTGATCAGCATCTAAACGGATAGTATCTAGTAACTGTTTATCGTAAAACAGTTCAGGACGAATTTTGTATCCATGATTTGTGAAATACTCAGCGTATGAATTAATATCCAATACAGGATTTAAAGCATTTAATTGTCCATTCATAGTATCTACCTCATTTCCTTAATAATAATTTTTCTTATTTAGGAAGGTTACTTAATAGGCTGTTGAACTCTGCCATAGTGTTTACATCAGTTGGGGTTGGGTCTTTTTTTCCCGATTTCCCATCTGGGGTTGTAGCCTGACTTTGACCTTTTGCCTGTGCAGCTAACCATTCTTGTCTTGCTTCTTCCTTAGCCTTCTCCACAATCTTATCATGGTTAAGCCCTTGGTAGATGATGTTGAAGTCAGTGCCTGGTAAGGTTAAATCAATGCCACGGTCTTGTGCATCTTGTACAAATTTCACAACATCATTGTCGCTCAAATTGTACTTCATCTTTAATTTCTCTACGTTACTGAAGAATAGTTGTTTACTATTTTGTTCACGCAATATCGCACGTTCGCTTTCTAATTCATCAAGGCGTTTCAGGATTGCTGGATCAGCAACGTTCTGGTTCTTAGCCTTAGCAGTATACGCTTGGTCTGTTAAGACCTTCATATACTCTTCTTCGGTTCCAGTGAACCCTGAACTCTCCATCATGTGCTTAATGAATTTAGAATAGCTAGCATTCCTTGTACGCATTTCTGCGAACGCTTGGTTTGCTTTCTGTGCTTCTAAAGTCTGATTTACATCAGCTGGTTCCGGAGTTTCTGGTTCAGCTGGTTCAGCTGGTTCTGCTTCCGGTTCGACTTCTGGGTCTTTTGGTTCTGCCTCAGCAGTAGCCTCAACGCCAAAGTCTTCTAGCATCTGTGCCATACCTGGGTCAACATTTAGATCCGCAGGAGCAGATGTAGGTGTTGATAATGGTTCAGTCATTTGGTATCCTCCTTATCATAGTGATCGACGAGTTCACAGAGGTAGATAAGCTACTCACCCTCAAGCCGGTGGAAGCTTATGCCTATCTGAATACATAATAACATACATATACACATTATGTCAAACAAAAAAGAAGGGTTTAATTTCCTTCTTCTTCGTCGTCATCGTCTGGTTCTGTTGGTTCTTCTGGTTCTTCTGGTTCTTCTGGTTCTGTTGGTTCTTCTTCAGTCGGCATCTTTTCAGCTAAACGAGCTAATACTTCAGCTTTAACTTTTGTTGGATCGCCATCACAAGCTAAGAAGTAGTCTCCGTCAATGCTTAATGCCTGGTAACCAGGTCCGTTAGTACCTAGGTAAGTAACGATGTTGTTGTACTCAGTCTCTGTAATCGTAGCACGAGCTATGATATAAAGTAAACGAGTGCCATTGTCATCAAATTCTCTTACGTTACGTAACGGTTTGAACTCATTAGATTTAACTATCGCCATAGTTATCCCTCCTTCTAATTATATTTTACACTAATCCGTCGGGAATGTCCATACCCATTGGAGAGCCGCTACCCATTTGTGCAGCTTGAGGTGAGCCTGCTGGTGCCCCTGGCATTCCAGGTGCTTCAGCCACGCTGCCTAAAGCGTTAGGAGTTTGTTGTTCTTGAAGAGCATCAGCTACCATATCTAAAGCTGCGTCTGCATCTACTCCACCCTCAACCAGTGTTGCAAACATCTCGATAGATTGTGCAACTTGTGCTGAGATAGAAGTATTACGTTGAATGTTCATACGTTTGAAGATCATATCTTTCATAGGTAGGTCTTGGCATAGTAACCATTCTTCCGGCGTAATAAACGCTGGGTCAGGTCGGTACTGTGCTTGTTTCTCCATCAACATCGTAGCTGTTGCAGCCAGACGTTGTTTAGTTCTAGGTAAGTACGGCTGCACATCTAATGAATATCTAAATCTAATATCACTATCTATCTTAGGGAAGTCGATCTCAACTTCTTCTGCCTTACCTGGGGACATAGGATCTCTAACTGTGTAGGTTCTCTTGTCTCCGAACTCGATCATGTTCAATATAACTAATTCAGTTAGCTCTTTACTATATTTTTCGTATAACAATATCTTTTGATTATCTCTCATGGTAGATTGAGCCAGCATGTTTTCCATCCCGCCAGTAGTTTGAATACTTGCTGTATCTTTACCTGTGTATTTAGCATCAATACTAGAGATTCTTTGAATATCGTTACCGAAGTTTTGTTGTACCTGTAATAGTTCCGGTGGTAACGGTGGATACTCTGCGTAGTGCACTGCACTTCTAGCATCTCCGTTCACTGGGAACGTTTTGTTTGCATCGTTACCGTACTTTGAAAACTGTCTTAGATTTATACCAGATGCGACGTTGACAAATCTCGAAGGACTCTGAGCCTTATACGCATACGTAGCATAAATACTATTTAATAAATTATATACCAGAGCGTTTGAGAATATCTTAGCAGGTTCCGAAGTTCCTACCAGATCTCCACCAGGCTCGTTGCAATAAAGCAGAGCGAATGGGAAACGTCTAGGTTTTAAATCTTTTTTACAATAAAGCACGTAGGTGTCATCTAATAAATGTATCTCTGCCACTTTAAGTGTAGAGGTCTTCGTTTTAGACTTCTTATCTTCTGTGTGGTCCATGTAGTTTATGTAGAAATATGTCAACCTGTGGTACTTGTTGTTGATTTTGTTGCTCTCATTCAGTTTATCTGAGGGCATTGGACTTGGTGTCGCAAAAGATGCATGACCTGTTAGGTCTTTACCTAAGATAGGTGTCAGTTCTGCAATTCTTTCCTTGTAAATCTCCTTAGACTTAATCTGATTCAGATGAAAGTCATCGAAGTAGTAGCAGAAGTCTGCATCTTTGAACGTATCTGCGTAAGGATCTCTCCTAAACTTAGCAGGGTCTATGTTTTTGAACATAATATCTCCCTGATAGAACGAATCGTGCGTACCTCCTACGATATCTTGTTTCCAACCTACCATAGTAATACCTAAATTAAGTAGTGCTGCACGTTCTCCAGCTTTAAACTGGTAGTAGTCAGCCCCAATTGAGTCCCAAATACTTTCCAGTGCTGAGTTTATCTCATTAACGTATGTTACATCGTCCTTTGATTTAGGAAACAGGTCAGCATACCTACCTGTAGTGTAGATGCTGGCAACTAAATTATCTTTAATGTAGTTTACCCAGTTGGTGTCCGGTGTTAATTGGAACTTTGGGAACTTAGCTTTAACAGTTTCCCACATCTTTCCTCTGTCACACCCGTCAAGTATCGCCATCCTGTTAACAACCTTAGTGTACTGGTTCTCAGTATCTTGAATTTTAGTACGTAAGTCGGCAACTGTAATACCTTCAGGTAGTAAGTCTCCGTCTAAGACGTTCTTACTCATATACGATCACTTCCTTTCATTATATCGGCTACTTCATTAAGCACAGTTCCCATCTCTTCGTAGATTTTATCTACGTCAGGGTCTGGTGTATCTATGCTTTTCTCAAGTGCAGCAATGTCTGCGTCTGAGATCGGTGCCGTAATTGTTTCATGTATATGTTTTATTTCAAATTTGATTGCTCTCCCTGTAAAAAGTATAGCAAATATTACACCTAAAGTAAAACCTATAATATACATCATTAGAAAACACCTCCTATCCCGAAGGCTGCTTCGCTGTAAGGGTCGTCCCCAATGTCGTCGTCCCCTAATTGCCAGCCTCCTAAATCTTTCTTTTTAACTTCCTCGTCGTCAATAGGTCTACCCCATTGGTCATACGCAGCTATAAATAGTTTCTTCGGATCAGCTGGAAGCTCCATGCAGATCCATTCTACTGGGTTAATGTAGTGATTGTCTTTGTCAATTGGCACGTTGTCACTTGTCTTGTCGTTTAAGCTCTTGGGTTTGAACTTATATTCTTTGAGCTCGTTAATAAGTTCCTTGCAGCAATCCCAAATCTCTAAACGTCCTTGCTCGATGTAGTCGTTGAGTCTCCAGATTCTGGGCTCAACCCTAACATATCCAGGCTTAAAGTGCACCCCGTATTCTGCGTAGTGGGAGACCAAGTCTTTTTTGTTGAAATCTCGCTTATTACTCTTCGGGTCAATGAGAGGCGTCCCGTACCATTGTCCAAGTTCGACGTGCTCAGCAGCCTCTTTATATAACTCTGCCAAGTTTCCAATGGATGTTTCATTAGTTCCTACCTCCTTGTAGATAACTAATTTACCCCTCTGCATGTCTACACCTGCAAAAATGAATGTAGCTGTGTCAAGAAGCCCGTAGTCGTGGGCAGCCAGAATTTTGAATCCTTTTATGATAGCAGGCTGCATATCTTCCGGTGGTGTTGGCACCACACAGCTAAGTGCGTTCGGGTAAATCAGCCCCTCTGCGAACTGGAAGGATCCTTGTAGGTATCTCTTTATCCACCACAGAGGTTTGTTCTTCGCATTAGTTTCTATGTAATCTACCGGCAGGTAGTAGTTAGCGTCCGTGCTAGCTATATGGCTAGAGGTAGCTGGGTCTATCTCCTCCGGTTCTTGGTAGTACTTGTCTTTAGCGTAAACGCCGTACTGCTTAATCTCAGATGATGTAAGAAGAACGTCAGTTCTAATCCAGCCTGAGTCTGGGTTAGACTCGACAATCATCTTCCTCCAGTCGTAGGTCGTAGGTTTACCGTCTTCATCTACGTAGGTTATAGATGCTGCTGTGTTTCTAAGTCTAGTCTTTAACTGGTGGTAGGTCTCAGCTTTAGTTTCACTGGCCTCCAGAACAATAACAAGACTGTAGTTGTTAGACCTAAGTTTATCTGGGTCGTCGAACGGTCGCATCATTAGTCTCGCCCCGTTAATAAAATCTATGTAAGACTTCTGTATGCTCCTTCTTTCCACAAACGCAAGCGGAAAGCTAGCCTCGAAGTCCCTTAGAATGGTCTGCTCGTACTGGCTCGTTACGTTAGCACCTAAAAGAATGTTAGCCTTAGGTGTTAGAAAGATATGTTTCTCTATCTCTTTACCTGAGGTCTTAGACTTCCCAGTCCCGTAAGAACCGAAGTTACCTATGTATCTATGGTTATCTGTGTGTACACCTGCTTGGTGCTCCATAGGTTTGTAGGTATCAACAAAGGTGTTACAAGCAGCGTTCGAGCAGGTTAGCCAGTCCGTAGATGGAAGACCGTTTATGGCTGTAGCAGCTTCAAGCGGTGAGCTACATCTTGGACATTGCGTTGTCATGTTGTTCTTTCTTCTTAACGATCTTTTCTTTAATGCGGTTGTAGTGCTCGACGTTAGCTTTGTAGTTCTCAGGTTTAGTTTCTTTTAAGGTTTTAATTCTTTCTTCTAGAATTTTAAGTTCAACTTCTTGGATCGCTTCAGCCGTTACATCATCTAAGTAATCGTTAGCCTCAGGCATGAACAGTTCTAGAACGCTAGCTGCAGCTATGTTAAACGAATCGTAGATCTGCAATTTAGCTTGGTAGATAGCTTCTTTAAGTTCTTTTTTGTTAAGAGCTGAAGAAGCGTGCTTACCTTTGTCCTTGCCTTTAGAGATTGGTTTCTTAGGTTGCATCTTTTTGTTGGTCTCTTCGATCTGAGTGGCATAGATACGAGCGAAGGCATTAAGCATGTGCAGGTTCAGAGTGTGTAGCATCTGAAGGGTGGTGTTGAAATCTAAGTTGGGAGAGGCTCCGACTTGGAGTTTGTCGTCCTCTGTCGTTTGTATTGAGATAAATTTCTTTTCCATGTTAGTGCTCCTTTTCCGTCTACATTATACCACTTATAGCTAGAGGATGCAATGTTAAAGTTGGGTGAAATATAGTTATATTTATTAAAGCCAACACAAACACAATAGGCTTTACGGATATATGATAGGACCGATCTAGGGGCACATTAAACCCCCGCCCCGGGTAACACAACATTAGAAATTCAAAACCCTAGATCACAA